TATCCAGTCCCGGTTCCTCGGCCCCTACACCAGACATTGTGGTTCTGGCTTACGGGCATAACGACCCAATGAACTCCGCCACCGCGACGGCGGCGGGTACTGTAGCCGCCCAGGCTCGCACGCAATGGCCGAACGCATTTATCGTCGTGATGGGACCGGCTGGCAACGGCAACGGGACCGCAATCTACAGCACCACAGAGACTCAGATTTTCGCCGCCGCGGCACCGTATGTGAACGGCACCCTGTCGCAGTGGCAGGGCGTTAACCGGCCTTGGACTTCCGGCACCGGCACCGCTGCCGCGCCCGCTGGTAACGGCAACAACGACCTCTATGTCGGCAGCGACGGCGTCCATCTCAACGATGCCGGTATCGCCTACATCGCTACTCGTATGGCTCCTGTGCTGCGCGCCCTGTGGTCGGCGTAACCAAGCCGAAAACTCCTACGACAACGGGGGTTGCATGACGTTCCCGTCTACCTTCCCGGCCACCCTCGGCGCCTCCACGCCCGCGACCGTCGAACTCAACGACTACCACCCCAACGACATCGAAGAAATGGTCGTCGCCTGGCTCACACCCCTGCGCCGATCCGGGGTGGCCCGCGAAGTCGGCGACCCGCTGCCCTTCACCATGGTGAGACACCTCACCGGCCCCGAAGACATCGAAACCCAGTGCGCCGACCCCGTCGTATCCATCCACACCCTGTGCGACCGGAACCTGGGCTGGGGTGCGGCGAAACGCGAAGCCGCCAAAACCCATGACCGAATGACCTGGTGGGGCCGCTACCACGACTCGGTGATCCTGCCCTCCACCAACGCCGAAGCCGTCATCGACTACGTCCGCGTCTTCGAATCACCCATCTGGGTGGTCTACGCCGACCTGCAAATCCTGCGGAAAGTCGGCCGCTACCAAATCGGCTTGACCTACGTCAACGTCCTCACTCAGCAGTAAAACGAAAGGAATACCATGGCACTCCCGACTACCGGAATCGACTTCAAGGGCGGCGGCTTCGGGACGGTCGACAACCGGTTCGCCTCCCGCGGCCAGCTCTGCGCCGTCCTGGTCCGCGACAACCGCGGCGCCGCCACCAACATCTCCCCCTACAACCCCGGCACCCCGCTGACCGTCAACTGGTCCCCGTTCGCCCAAGACGGCCAACTGCGCAACGACCTGTTCGCCTACAAGCTCAACCAGGGCTACTGGGAATTCAACCACCTCGCCAACCAGGGATTCTGGCTGGTCGGCGCGTTCGAGGAACGCAACGGCCCCGACCGCAAAGGAACCATCCGCCACGACGACGTCAAAATCCTGCAAGACAACTTCCCGTTCGACAGTGACCTGATCGAGGAAGGTTTGGCGATCACCTTCACCGGCATCGAGGTGTTCAAACCGTTCCTGATGCGGCTGCGCCTGAACCTGCCGCTCAATGACATCAACGGGAACCTCATCGTGGAGCAGCCCGGCGTCACCAACCCGGTCATCCTGTCCAAGCCGATCATCAACGACCCCATCGACCGGCAGATGGTGTTGATCTTCGCCCGGAAACGCCCCGGCGGCTACGTCTACTCCGCGGAGGCCTACCCGCTGTGCCGCTTGACGGATATCGGTGCTGTGAAACGATCCAAGACCGACCAGGACGCCGCCTCACTGTCGTTCACGGTGCTGCCCGACCCCTACTACGTGGACCTGGATCCGACCGCGCCGCTGTCGGGCAACCTGGTTCCCGCGCTGTACACGTTCTACGTCGGTGGCAGCGCCTGGGCGACGATGGCTCCCCCTGGATCCGTCTAAACCCTTTTCCCTCTCACAATCCGGGTGGTGCTTGCGCATGTCGTCGGCTGGCATGCGCAAGCACCACCTCCAGCCGAAAGAAATCGCTACATGACCATGACCGACCATCCGATCAACAAGCCGCTGTCCGCTGTCGAGTCGGGGCGCCGCGCCCGCGAACAAGCCACCGCCTACGATTCCGTGTTCGCCCCCACCCCGCTGGAACTGCGCTATCCCGACGGCACCACCGAGACGATCGAGGTTCCCCCGCATCCGAATTTGCGGATGCTCGACGACGACGCGCAAGAAGAATACGAAGACCTGATGATGGAAGTCGAAGGCTACGACCGCGAGCCCGACATCTACATCCCCGAATCCACCCTGTCCAGCGGCGTGGTCCTGCCAGCCGAAACTCGGCGCGGCGAACTCAAACAGCCCTACCGCAAAGACGGGGTGCGGGTGAAACCGGCGCATTCGATTCGGGTGGTGCAGATCGCGCTCGGCGACAGCGATTACACCAAGCTGCGTGCGGCCGGCATGTCCGCGGCCGACGTGTGGCGCATCTGGAATCAGCAAGGCCTCGACCTGAACAAGCGGCAAGAAGAAGACTCCAAAAGTAATGGTAGCGGCGGCGGTCTGGGCTCTGTTTCCCGGTGAGATCGCCGCCGACCTGCGCCGCGTCTACGGGGTCCGCATCGCCGACTGGCACCAAAACAAGATGAGCAGCTACGAATTCCTCGAGCTGATCGAATACCTGCCCGACGACAGCCTGGTCAAGACCGGGCTCCGCGGCGAGCCCTGCGAACGCGACGAACAGATCCGGCAGATCGCCAACGAGACTGCGATCCTGCGGGCCGGGATGGTGCCCGACGCGGACATCACCTCCTATGATCCGCGGCTGTTCATCCCGGCCCGCGTTTCCAAGGCCGCCGCCGAAGCTGAAGACGAATCCGAAGAAGCCCGCCAAGACATCTTCGCGCTGACGGAGCAGATAGGACGAAGCTGAGTGCCTATTCACCTTGACGTGCTCACCTACATGGATGAGCGCTCAGCGTTCCAAGCCGCTGAAATGATCGCCCGGACGTTTGAAGGCGCCGGTGAGAAAGCCGGCGAGGCGCTGACCGAGAACATCACCAAAAAGTTGCAGCAAGCCAACGTCAGCCAGGAGGTCATCAAGCAATTCCAGGGCCTGGAAAAAGACGTCCAGTCGATCGGGTTGGCCATCGGCAGCGCCCTGGTGAGCGGCATCGCTGTCGGTGCTGCCGGGTTGACGAAGATCGGCGACATCTTCGAAAACATCAACCGCCAACTCGTGCTGACCACCGACACCTCCGCCGCCGGATTCGACAATTTGAAAAACCGCGCAGACGCGCTGGTCGGCACCCTCGACACGTCCATCGGCAAGGTCGGCACCGACATGGGGGTGCTGGCCACCCGGCTGCGTGACACCGGGCCCGCGCTAGACCCGTTGGTGCATAACGTGGAGATGCTGCGGGACCGGTTCGGGGACTTGAACATTGGTGCGCTGTCGGGTGCGTTCGTGGAATTCGGGGTGCGCGGCGCCGCCCAGGCCAATGAGGCGTTGGCGTCGCTGGCCAAATCGGCGGTCGACCTCGCCGGCGGAAACCTGCAAAGCTTGATCACCCAGGTCGCCAACGGTTCCGATGTCTTCACCCAGGCCGGTCTGAACATCGCGCAGGCCGGGCATTTGATCGGCGAGTTGTCGTTTCACGGTGTTGACGGCGCTAAAGCGGTCACCGGCCTCGAGGTCGCGATGAAGGCGATGGATGACGCCATGAAAAACGGGCGCGGCAACTGGAAAGACTTTAACCAGTTCATCATCGACATTTCCAACAACTACCAGCGCTTGATGGCTGGTGGTGACATCGCCGGCGCGCAACGGTTGATTGAGGAGACTACGGGGCAGCGCCGCTGGGCTGATGCGATAGTCCTGTTCAACGAGTTGCAGGAGACGATGGCCAATCCGCGCGGTTACCAAGCCGAAGCGAATTACCTCAAAGACTTGGAAGAAAAATCCAAGACGATGAAAAACGCGTTCCATGAACTCAAGAACCAATTGATCGTCACCCTGGAACCGATCGCCGTCAAGTGGGTCGACGATCTGGTGGAGAAAGTCAAAGAGCTGGGCCGGTGGGCGCAAGCCCACCAAGACGATCTCAAGAAATTGTTTGACGGTGTCGCGCAGATCGCCGGCGGTGTCCTTGACGCGCTCAAGACGATGACTGAACTTCTCGGTAAGCATCCTGAGCTGATCAAAGACGTCGTCTACGCGTTTGTTGCCTGGGAATCGATTCAGGGGTTGGCGTCGGTGATCAACGCGCTGCGAACTATCGAGACTGTTTTGAAGGCGATCCCGGGTGAGGCTGCTGTTGCCGGCGGGGCCCTCAGCGCTATGGGCAGTGGTGGTGTTGGACCCGGCGGCTTTGCGGGGCGGCAAGGACCGCCCACCATTATCGGGCCCGGCTTGGGAACGTTGCCGCTGTTCTTCCCCGGCGCCATGCCAGACGTCACCCAGCTATCCGACCAGGACTACGTCAACCAGATAAACCAGCTTCGGGCGGGTCACGGTCAGCCGCCGCTGCAACCCGGCCAAGACATCCCAGGCCTGCCAGGGCACAAAGTTCCCGCCCCCGGCGCCCCCGGCGCCCCCAGCGCGCCAAGTCCGCCGGCGGCATCCGGCGCGTTCGGCGACCCCAACCGCGGGGACTGGTGGAGAACCGGCATGAAACCGGGATTCCAACAGCTTCCCGGCGGCACCGGCGCCATCCTAGATCCCGACTACATGAGCAAACTCCCCGGCGGCCGCAAAGGCAAGCTGCCTGAAGCCCCCGAAGTGCCCTACGGCGCCGGCTACGGCGAACCACCGCTGCCCGGCGAAACCGAAGCCCACTACCGCACCCGCATGGAGCTCCTCGAAAAACAACACGCCCTCGCTCAAGACCAGGCCCGGCTGCTGCAGCTCGAGCAAACCAACACCGCCACCGCCGAAGACATCCAAAAAGTCAAAAACAAGATCGCCAAAGACGAGGTCGAGCTCAACGAAGCCGAGATGAAGGCGCTGAACAAGCACGCCGGGGATATGGAGCAGATCGGCGCAAAGATCGACAAGGACTTCGGCATCTCCAAAGGGTTGAGCGGGATCGCGGAGAACCTGTTCAAATTTTTGGCGGATCTCGCGGCGGCCCCGCTGCTCGGGATGCTCGGCGCCGTGTCGCAGGCGGGTGGGGCGGCCAAAGGTGAAGGCCTGATCGGGCTGGGGTTGGCGGGGATGGGGATCAGCAAGGAGGGTTTCGGCGGCGGCGGCTACAGCGGTTTCGGCGGGTTCCCCGGCGGCGGCGCTCCTGGTGGTTTACCGGGGGGGCCCGGCGGTGGCGGCGGCCCGGGCGGTTTACCGGGGGGGCCGGGCGTTCCCGGTGGCCCCGGTGGCGGTGCCCCCCCCGGTGCTTCGCCCGCCGCACCTTTCGTCAGCGCGTTCGGCGGCAGGGGCGGATCATTCAACCCCAGGGAAGGTCCGTTGCCGCAGCAGCCGTGGACTGGGGAAAATATTGGCCCTGGAGGGCCGCGCAGTCCGCTCGACATGCTGCTACACCCGCCAGCGCAGGCTGCACCTTCCGGCTTTCCTGGCTTTCCTGGCATGGGCACCGGCACTGCCGACAGCAATCTGATCGCGGCCCTAACCGCGGCCGGTATCCCATCCAACATGTTTCCACTGCTTATCGGATTCGCAAGAACAGAGGGCAACAATCCCTCTGGTGTGCCCACACTGGGCTTTACTGACTCCCAGGCCGGCACCACACTCGCGGGACATGCAGCGGCCTTATCGGCACAAATCCGCAACCGCCAATCGGTGGCCGGCCCGTTCCCTGCTGGTGGCACACCGCAGCAGCAGGCATCTTGGATGGCCACTGTTGTGGGTCAGGCTGGGGTAGCAAGCGACTGGCAGGGCAATCGCCAGCCACCCCGAGATGCTTACGTCGGCAGCATTGTTAGCGGGATGCCCCATATGGACTCCGGTGGTGCGGTGCCGATCATCGCCCACAGCGGCGAACACGTCCTCACCGCCAATGATGTCAACGCCATGGGCGGCCAGGCCGGGGTGTACGCGTTCCGCGCCGCCCTGCAAACCGGCGACATCCCGGATATCCCGTGGCCCTATGACCCGGGTAAGGGAGCCATGCCGAACGACCCATGGCCGTACGTTCCTAACCGCCCATTACCGCCGTCCTCGCAGTGGAACCCCGGCTCGATACAGCGCTACGATGACGGCGGCGCCGTCCAACCAAAACCACCACCGCCGCCGCCGGGCGCCCCCGACTCTAAGATCGTTGGACCGCTACCAGTCCCCGGAGCCCCCGGCGCGGCGCCAGGCGGCCCGCAACTGCCCGCAGGAACACCCGCCACACCCGGCCCCCCGCAACCCTCCCCAGTCGGCGGACTGGCACCCTGGGCCGGCGACCCCCAAGGCGGCAAACTCGGCATCAGCCAAGGCGGCCTACTCGGCGGCGCCATCCAAGCCGGCATCCAAGCCGCCATGGGATCCGGCGGCATGTCCTTCGGGGCGGGCGCCGCCGCCGGAGTCGCCGCGCAGATCGCCATGCAAGAAATCAACCGCGCCATCGCCTACGGCGGCCAAGTCGCCGGCATCGCCGTGCAAGGTCTACAACAAACCTTCAAACTCTCCGACAGCCAACTCGCGCAATCGGGCTGGGTCACCCGCATCGCCGGCGGCCTGGCTGGTGCCGCCCCCGTCTTAGCCAACATGGCAGGACAGCTCGGTGGTTCCGGTCAGGGCACCGGCCTACCGCAAGGTGTGTCCGGGCTTCCTGGCGCCCCCGGCGGCCTGACACCCTTGAATCTCACCGCCACCGGGGCCCCGGGCACCGTTAACGGCGACGTCCACAACGGCACCCACATCGACGTGTTCAACCACTACGGGCCCCCCGACACCGTCGGCCCCACCCTCGACTCCCTCGACGCGCAAAACCAAACCGCTAACCTCGGCGCCGGCATGCGATGACCACCCCCACCCCCGTCCTCAAATACCCCGTCGGCGCCGTCACCCCCGTCGGCCAATACCACATCCTCAACGACAAAATCCCCCAAGTCTCCTACGTCAGCTACGACCAAACCAGCATCTTCCACCTCATGGGCGGCGCCTCCATCCCCGACCGCACCACCCCAGAATCCATCAGACTCATCGGCATCAAAGGCGTCATCGCCCCCTGGAGCAACATCAGCCAAAAAGGCGCCACCCAAGACGGCGCCACCTACATCCAAACCCTCTACGACCCCCTCGACATCGAACTGACCGTGATGGCCCGCGGACGCGACCCCGAACACACCCGCCAAGTCATCTCCGACTGGATCGCCGCCTGGGACGCCAAACGACCCGGCCAGCTCCTCTGGTACACCCACTCCGCAGGATCCTGGTGGGCCAACGTCCGCTGGGACCAAGCCGCCACCGACCCCATCGAAAACATCCCCACCCTGCGACAGAAATTCACCTGGAAAGCCAAAGCCTACGACGGATTCTGGAAAAGCTACGACGACGTCGCCGTGTTCACCAACAACGCCGCCGGCCACGGCTCCGGCGGATTCGTCTCCGACTTCACCTCCACCGCGGGAGGGGTGATCATGTGACCCTCGGCACCCTGTGGACCACCCTCACCTCAGGCATCGGCGGCGGCACCCTACAACAGGTCAACGGCCTAGCCACCTTCGTCCCCAACCCATCAAGCCCCGTCGGCGCCGGCGGCCAAACCATCACCGCCATCCCCAGCATCACCCTGCCCACCAGCTACCAAATCGCCTCAGTACAACTCGGCTCATTCCCCGAACTGGGCACCTTCCCCCAAAACGCGCTCGCCACCCTATGGACCAACGTCTCCGGTGTCACCACCAGCATCGCCAACGGCATCCGCGTCGCCATCAGCAACACCCAAGCCACCATCACCGCCGTCCAAGGCGGCGTGAACACCCTGCTACACACCATCGGCCTACCGTCGCTGCCCACCCTCGGCGACATCTTCACCATCATCTCCGGCGACATCCAATCAGGCCTCAACAACCTGTTCACCCTGCTGCACAACGGGGTCGCGTTCTTCCACGGGCTGCTCAACAACGTCGGATCTATCCTGTCGCAGACCGGTCAACAGGTCGCCATGGGCATCCAAGCCGGCCAATCCACCCTCATCCAGGCGTTGCCCCCAGGCCTACAGAACTTCCTCGGCGTCGCCCAGCCCGCACCACCGGCCGCGGTCGCCACCACCGGCTTCATCGGCCGCACCAACGCCGGCGACCAACCCATGTTCGACACCTACACCTGCTACGGCCCGGGCACGTTCGTGTTCGCCGACGGCCCCGGGGCCACCGCGAACGTGCAATTCGGCCCGCTGCTGCCCGGCCAGATCGCCCAACTGAACACCGACCCCCGCAAACGCGGCGTCACCGACCTCACCCCGCCCGGCGCCAGCCCCGTCGTCGCCCCCTCCAGCGCCGCCGCCGCCGCCCTCGCCCAATTCCTGTCCTGGGCCACCGCCAACAACATCCCACCGCTGCTGCGCGCGATCGAATCCCGCCTCGGCGTCCAACCACCCCAAGGCCCCCTGTATGCGCTGCTGCAAGGCCGCTGGTCCGACAACGCGGCCATCCCACCCCGCAGCGCCGCCGGCACCATCACCCAATACAAGGTCGCCGTCGGCATTAGCGGCGGGGACGCCACCTCCCAAATCATTTGCGCAGGCACCCCGCTGCGCCGGTACCCGGCATGACCACCAGCACCACCACCGTGCGCGCCTTCTCCGCCATGGTGCCCAACGCATCCACCACCTCCGTCGGGCTCGGCTACGAAGTCGCCAACGTGTTCCGGTTCAACCAGCCCGGACTGATCACCGCGATGTGGTTCTACCGCGACCCCGCCAGCACCGTCATCACCCGGCTGACGAAAATCTGGGACGCCACCACCCAACTCCCACTGGGTTTCCCACAAGCCACCCCCGCCCCGGAAAGCGGATCCGGCTGGTTCCAGGTACCGCTGGCCGATGCCATCAGCGTCACCTGGGGCCAGAAAATCATCGTCGGCTACTCCGCGCCCGCCGGGGAAACCATCCACTACGACACCAACCCGTACGCCCCGGAAACCCCGACGATCAGTTGGCTCTCCGGCGCTTTGGGAACCAAAGACCTGCTGCCCGTCACCACCAATCCCAACCTGTACGCCGTCGATATCTCCTTCGTGCCCTACTACCCGCCGACACCGGTCGGGCTCGACGCCCAGCTCGTGTCCACCGACCCCTCGGTCGCCGCCGCCGCCGCCGAAGCCCTCTCGGCTGACGCCTTCGTCAACCCCGAATTCGACATCACCGTCTACGACCAGTTCTGGCGCCCGATCGGCGCGGTCGGCGATGACATGCTCGAATTCTCCGGCACCGACCCCCGCAACACCCTGCCCTCGGCCACCTTGAAAATCAGCGGCATCAGCCCGCTCATCGACCTGTTCATGAACTGCCGCACCACCATGGTCGGGGTCACCGCCGAAACCGGGGGGCAACGCTTCGCGTTCTACGTCGACACCTTCGATCAGGAAATGACCGAAAAAGGCGAATGGGTCGGCACCGCGAACCTGCTCGGCATCTGGGACGTGCTGAATTACCACGTCATCTGGCCCGACTGGACCCTACCGATCCAGGCGCAGGTCAAAAGCTACGCGGTGTTCATTTCCCCGCTGGTGACCGCGATCGAGCACATGATCGCCGAACAAGCGTTGCGGATCCAGGCCGGCCTGTACGAATTCATCAACAACGTGTTAAGCCTCAACACCGACTTTCACGCCTGGTACGGCACCTTGTTGCAGTCCAACGGCAACATCGCCACCATGCTGAAAACCCCGCTCTATGTGGTACGCACCGACACGCTGTCGGATACGTCCCCGCTGTATGCGCGCACAGTGCGGATGGAAACCGTCGCCGCCGTTTTGAAGGACATCACCAAGGCCTATGGGGTGGACATCCGCGTCGATTTGTGGTTGCCCGGCGACGCGCAGCCGGATTACTGGTCGCAGAATTTCGCGCTCATGCGGCTGGATCAGCCCACCTATGTGGTCACCGTCAAGGACCGTTCGCAGATCACCGGTCCCACCAAAACCGTGCTCGATTCTGTGTTGCGCACCGTGGTGGATCTTGAGGGGTCGGTGCAGGGTAACGTGCTGCAACCTTTGCTGAATCCGCAGGGGTTGTACGCCCCGGAGGGTGTGTATATCGCGCCGCGGTTGGGTTTGAATTTCGTGATGCCGTGGGTGTTGGTGGTCGCCCCGGAGCCCGGGCAGCGCGGCTCGGTAGCCACCTGCAAGATCAGCGATCACACACCCAAGGGTTGGCAGCACATTATCGGGGGACGATCGCCAAAATGGGTCGGTGCCCCTCTGGGAAACCGGAGGGGCACCGGCCCAAGGCCACTGACTCAACGACCTCATGAACGCCACGTTCGCCTGGATCATCGATTCCATCACCATTCTTCTGGGCGTCACAGGCATTCCCTCAGACCTGCTCTCGGGGTTCCTGAATAATTCGTTTTTGGCGTTCCAGCTCATCGAACATTACCAGCGCCGAAATGACGTCGGCCCATACCATCCCGGCATAGAGCAATTTCATGCGACAGCTTCAGCCCCATATAATATAGAAACCCTATTTGGTTTTGTTAATGCGTTTTGGGATAGTAGGGGTTGGACGGCTGCGCAGGTCACGCTACGTAATGGCGAGGTTTACACCCTGGGCACCGATATTATGCGCGGATCCCTCGTTTCTATTATTTACCGTAACCGCACTTTGATGTTCACCGACTACGTCGAAAACGTGATGTGGCGCATCGACCGCAAAACCCGCGACCTGTTCATCCAAGTCGGCGACGGCAAAGCCAAAGAATCCCCACTCGCCAAACACCAACGGTATTTGACCGCCATCTCCGAATCCATCAACGTGCTCACCCTGGCGCCGCAATCCAGCTAGGAGAAACCCATGACCTCGTCGATCGCCCCCTGGACGCTCACCACGATCAGCGGCACCGACTACTACCAAATGCCCGCCGTGCTGCGCGTCCCCGTCAACTGGGATCCCTCCTCCAATGTGTTCGTCGCTGTCGCCGCGCCGGGCTCCACCGCCGGGTTCCCCGCCGCCATCCAAGGACCAGCCGGCCCCGGCGCCACCATCAACGCCGTCAGCCTGACCGCGCTGGCCTACAACGACCCCACCCCCGCAGCGGCCACCCTGTCCACGGTGTCCACCGGCGTCTACAACATTGCGTTCACCCTGCACGAAGGCGCCCCCGGTGCCGCCGGCACCACCACCGTGTCGTTAACGGCCTACGGCACCCCGGTCGCCGGGGATCTCCTCATCGTCGACCCGACGGCCACCACCCTGGTCTACCAACCCCAAAAAATCGCTGAACGCTTCTTCCCCGCCACCATCAACGCAGCACCGGGCGGCGTCGTCAACTACACGCTGTCCACGGTCAGCATCCCCGCCCGCCCCTTCGACTATCGGGTGCGCCCGCGCGGCTACTCCGTGATCACCGGCACCGGCCCCAACATGCAAACCGACCTCATCGTCCGATTGAACGACTCCAACGCCGGCAACATCGTCGGCCGCGCCACCAGCCTCGCCGGCCAATACCCGCCACCACAAACCCTGGTCCCCGGACCCCCCGCCGGATCCGCCGACACCTACGACCGCGTCTACGCCGGCAACGCCGCCACCGTCTATCTGCGCACCGAACGCCAAAGCGGCACCGACTACTACACCACCAGCGCCTCGACCACCTTGTTCAGTGTGGAGACTATGCCGATATGACCCAACCCCCCTCCTGGGTCACCGAAGTCGACTGGGCACCCGTTCACCCCACCACAACACCGGCCACCCAATTCACCCCACTGTTCACCGATCAACAACTCGAAGCGATCGGCCAGAACTTCATCGAAGGCATCATCAAGCAGGTCATCCTGTCCCTGCTGGGCATCCTGGCGCCCGGCACCAATTGGCAAAACCAGCTCGGTAACTGGGCCGACGAAATCAACAACATCAACAACACCCTCAACACCATCTTCGGTGACCTGGCCAACGGCGACGTGCACGGCGCGCTCACTTCGCTGCAAAACTCCATCAACACCACCATCGGCGGCTGGCTCACCGAAGCCAAAAACATCTTCGGGCAACTACGCCTGGACCTGCTGCCGCTGATCCCGGCGTCGCACGTCATCAACGTCACCCCCGAACTGTTGTGGGCCGCCACCTTCGACACCGCCGCCTCCATCCAGGGCACCTCAGGGTTCGCCTGGGACGGCACGGTCGACCACACCGGCACCGCGGGCTCCGGGTCGGCCAAATGCACCGCCAACGGCACCCTGGAACGGATCATCTCCAATTCCATCCCGGTGATCATCACCGAGGACGTCAACGTCTCGGTCTGGGTGCGATGGTCGGGGGTCACCGCCAGCGGCAGCAGCCCGCCGCCGATCCACCTCGACGTCTACCCCTATGCCGGCGGGGTGGCGCAGCCCAAGGTGACGATCGCCTCGGTCGGCTCACCGGCGAGCTCGTCAGGCTGGGTGCAACTGTCCGGGGCCTACGTCGTGCCGCTGCTCTCGGGCATCGATTCGATCAACATTGTGCTCGCCGTGGATTCCACCGCCACCGCGGGAAGTGTCTGGTTCGATGACGCGTCGGCGCAGAAACCCGGGCTGCTGGCCGCCGGCCAGACGTTGACCGATCACGCGAACGCGTTCCTCACGCATCTGTTCGGCTCCAACACGCTCGGCGCCAACCTGCAATACCCGCTGCTGCCCAACATCAGCATCGGCGCCATCGGCAACGACATCCAATCCCACATCCAGGCCTTCGTCGATGCGATTAGCAACGCGCTCGGCCACGCCGGCACCGCGCATTCCACGGCGAACATTCAAAGCTATCTGGGTTTGGGATCAATCCCCAACGCCAACCTGACCAACGTCTTAGGCGGGCTCAATCTCGGCGCTGACCTGAACGCGCTGGCGACCACCCTGTTCGGATCCCCCGTGTCGGCCGGCACCGTCCGCAACACCATCATCGGCAACGTGCTCGGCGGCGCCAACCTCGGCGCCGATCTCAACGCGCTGGCGACGAATTTGTTCGGGTCGCCGACCGCGGGCACCACCGTGCAATACCCGGCGTTGCCGACGTTCTCGGTGGGCGGGGTGTCCAACGATATCCAATCGCATATCTCCGGGCTGCTCAGCGGCATCGTGAACGCGTTCACCGGGGGCACCAGCACGATCACCACCTCAGGTGCGCTGCCCGCCGCGCTGGCCAACATTCCGCACACCAACGTCACCCTGCCGCCCAACCCGGGCAGCGGCACCATCACCCACGACGCCACCGCCAACAACAACGCCGCCGGATCCACCTACACCCTGACCGTGACCTGCACCCCCACCGTGGCTGTGGCCGCCGACTACTTGATTGTGCGGATCAACTTCTACTGCGCCGCCGCCCAAACCTCCAACGTCGCCTCCAACGTGGTCTACGGCACCGGCGCGGGCCAGCAGCAGATGCAACTGTTGGCGTCGACCGGCAACTCCACCAGCCGCATCTACAGCCAAATCTGGGGCGTGCCCAACCCTACGGCCGGCGCCAACACCGTCACCGCCGCCGCATGGGTCACCACCACCCTGTCCACCGTCAACACACTGTTCGTGCAGGCCGACTCCTACATCGGCGTGTCCGGGGTGGGCACCACCGCCGCCACCACTGGATCCAACAGCAGCCCCACCCACACCGTCGCCTCGACCAGCAACAACTTCATCGTGCAAACCTTCACCGTGTCGGGCGCGGCCACCGAGACGTTGAGCAGCTACAACCAAACCCAGCGCTACAACACCAACCTCACCACCCAAGCGGTGATCGGCGGGGATGCGGCCGGCGCCGCGTCGGTGACGTTCTCGGCCACCGCCTCCTACACCGCCAGCAACGTGTGGAACAGTGTGGCGGTCAGCCTGGCGCCGCTGCCCGCCGCCGCCATCGGATCGGGCTTCCGCCAACTCCGCACACTGACCGGCACCACCACCGTATCCACCGGGAACAACACCCTGCCGGCCAGCTTCTTCGACACCGCCGGGGTCAGCAACACCAGCGACTACACCTACACCTCGACCACCAACACGGTCACCGTCACCTACGCCGGCTGGTACGCGGTGACCATCAACATCCTGGCCACCACGATCAGCGGCACCGCCGCCTATCACGCGCTGCTCTACCAAAACGGGTCGCTGGTCGCCTCCGGTCCAGGCGCGCTGCAGACCGGCGGCTCCTGGGCAGGCACGTTCGGCGGCACCTTCCTGGTGTACTGCAGCGCCAACGACACCCTCGCCCCCGGCTACAACGCATCCACCGCGGGAATCAATCTGACCGGGGAAGCCACCGGCACCCAATGCTACTTCGAGGTCGCGCTGTGCAACCGCAGCCCCGCATAGAGGCCTAGCAGTGAGCTCACCGTACGAAACCATCTGGACCGCCAAACCAGACGTCGCTGGATGGTGGGTGATCGTCCCCGCGATCAGCGCACCCACGCTGATGGTCACCGCCGTCATCCCCGCCCCCGCGCTGCGCTCGACCAGCCACCTCGCCGTGCCCAGGATGACGGTCACCGTCGTGATGGTGCCACCGTCCTACGTCGGGCCGCACCGCCTGCAGATCGCCGCCCCCTCCCTGCTGGCCACGTTCACTGTCCGCGCGCCATCGCTGCGACAACGCGTGCCCGCGCCCACCGGGCTGGTCACCGTCAGGATGCCCACCCCGACGGTCGCCACCGGCACCGTCATGCACCTGTCCGCGCCGACAATGCTGGCCACCTTTGCCGCAACCGCCCCCGCGCTGCGCCAACGAGTGCCAGCACCCACCCTCACCGTTACCGCCGTCATTCCCGCGCCGAGAGCGGGCATCTTCACCAAACCACCACCTGCGACCGGTGTCACGGTGCCCGTGCGCCGCGCCGACCTCTACTGAAAGGCAACCCGTTATGGCTGCGCCCTGCTTCATCACCTGGAACGGCCTGTCCAACGCTTTGACGGCCCCGCTGGCGGGTGCGGCGACCAACGCCACCACCACCGTCAAAACCATGCTGCAAGTCAAAGCCGGTGTCGGGAAAATCCGTGTCGTGGAATGGGGCTACCGATTCCTCGCCGCCCCTACTGCCCCGGTGCATATGGAGCTGATCGAAACGGGCACCGTGTTCGCCACGGTTACTACCGGCAATATTCTGGCTTATAACGATGTCACCGGGCCGGTGAGTTTGGCGCCGACCGGCACCGCGGCAACAGGTTTCACGTCCACCGCCGAAGGCACCATCACCGCTAGCCGTTTGTTGGCGGACACGCTGGACAGCGGAACCTATTTCTCTCAGCAGTTCCCGCTCGGCCGCGAGCCCGAAATCAATGCCGGCGCATGCTTGCGGATACGGGCCACCCCGGGCACTGCAGCCGCCACCACCGTCGTCTGCTACGTCGCCTGGGAAGAATAGTGGTTAGGCTCGGGCGCGCCTACCCCACCAGCCGCATACTACCGACCTTGCGCGTGGCCGCAGCCGCTGGCGGCGGCCCCGTCTTCGACAAGGCGGGCCCCGGCGGCTACGCCACTACCATTTCGCAATCTTGGACTCATCCGGCAGGCGCAGCCAACAGAACCATCATCGTGCCCGTAACCACCGCCACTACCACCGTTTCATCAGTGAAATCCGGTTCCACCACAATGACATTGATCGGCAGCACCATTACCGACCCCGGCGGCGGCAGCCTCGCGTTCTACCAAGCCGCCGGCATCGCCGCGACTTCGCAAACCATCACCGTGACCTATAGCAGTCCCTCCGGAGGCAAGGCGGGAATCAGCATCAGTTACACCAATGTCGGTTCAATCGGAACCCCGACCACCGTGTCAACCACTAGCCCATCGAATACTTTGACGCAATCGGCCAGTTGCGCGACCAATCAAGTGATCGTGCAGGCCTTTGAAGATGTCGCCTCTAACAGCGTCGCTAGCACTAGCGGCGGGACTTCACGCGGCATCGTCAACAGCGGCGGGGCGGGCACCGGTGCGCTCGCCTTGTCCGACGGCACAGGCAGTATCACCTTCACCGCAACTGCTGCTGGCTCCGTCGCGTATGCAGGCATCGCCGTCGTACTGTCCTAAACCCCAAGAAAGGCAACAACTGTGGGCACCCTCGTCACCATCACCCGCCAAACCGAAACCATCCAAGGATTCCAACTCGTCATCCACCAAGACATGATGGACGCCCTCAACTACCTCACCGGAACACTCGGCTACACCGGCGGCATCAACTGCAGCCTGGTCGGCGGCGCCCACACCTGGCAACTCAACTTCACCGGCGCCGGCGTCGCCCAACAAATCGGCAACCTCAACGACTACATCATCCTCGAAAACAACCAGATCGCCACCATCTGCCCGGCCGCGAACTACCCCGCCCTCTACCACTAAATAGCTAGGGAGAACCCCTCATGGCAGTCACCGCCCACGTCTACGGCCAATTCATCGCCTCCCTGGCCACCAAAACCATGAACCTGTCCACCGACAGCATCAAAGTCATGCTCGTCACCAGTAGCTACACCCCCAACCAAGCATCGGATCAATTCGCCAACACCCCCCAAGCCAACGAAATCACCGGCACCGGCTACACCGCCGGCGGCACCGCCCTGACCGGGGTCACCATCGCCGACACCGGCAACGTCTGGACCCTGTCCGCCGCCAACACCTCCTGGGCCACCGCCACCTTCACCGCCCGCTACGCCATCGTCTACGACGCCCAAACCGGCACCCTGTCCACCGAACCGCTGATCGGCTACGTCGACTTCGGCGCCAACCAAGCACCCGCCGGGGTCACCTTCGAAATCGACTGGGCCGGCGGCGTCGTCCTGCAATTCACCGCCACCTAAAAAATGTCATGAGCAGCAACGGGTTCCGCAGCTCCGGGGCCACCCCCCGCGCCCTGTTCCCCAAGGCCTGGCGCTACTACGACGGCGTCATCGCCACGGCGGCGCTGATCTTCATGGTCGTCAATGCGCTCGTCGGGCTCGACGTATTCAGCGCCGACGTCGACCGCTGGATCGGCGTCGGGATCACCGCGGTGACCGCGGTGCTGATCTGGATGCGGGCCCGCGCAACACAATTGGGCGTGGTCACCGTCGGCAACGGCCACCTCACCGCGCAGCTCGAGGACGAGGACGATACCCCGGGCGAACACCGCAAACCGGAGCCTGATGCCTGATGCTCACCCGTACCAACATTGAATTCGCCAAACGCGTCTTCCTCGACCGACTCACCTGCGACAACGGCCAACCGCTCGTGCAGCCGGCCAACATCGACGCCGGCCCCGGCGACCAATACGAATACGGCGGCACCTTCGACCCCTACAACTTCGGGATCGGCGCCGACTGTAGCGGACTGTGCGGCATCGTCATCGGCGCCGCACTGCACGGCACCAGCATGACCTGGGGCCGCATGTTTAGCACCGAAACCTTCCCCGGCCCATTTCAAGGCTTCCGCCAGACCACCCAAAACGACTGCGTCCAAGGCAAATACCCGATCAAGGTGACGATCTGCCACGGCGGCGGCGGCCCGAACAGCCACATGGCGTGTCAGATCGACGGCGGCTCCGCCGACCCGTGGGACATGGAATCCAACGGCGACTACGGCACATGCACCTACCCACCCAACATCACCGGCCTCGCAAGCGATTACTGGAACGATTGGTGGGTTTACGACCAGCCCATCCAAGAAGACGGCACCGCCCACCAGTCGCGACACTACCCGCTGGGTGTCGACTACGCCGGCGGCCGCATCAGCGGCGCCGACTTGAAAGCCGCAGGCGTGTCGTTCGTCACGCGCTACCTCGCCGACGGCGGCACGAACCTACCCTACAAAATGCTGACACCAGCCGAAGCGAAAGACTTACAGGCCAACGGCATCGCCATCGTCGGCAACTGGGAATCCACCGCCCAAGCCATGCTCGGCGGCCAAGCTCAGGGCATCGCCGACGCCAACGCGGCCCGCGCGCAGATGATCGCCTGCGGCGGCCCGCCCACGGCGACCATTTATTTCAGCGCCGACTGGGATCAGGCCCCCAATCAGCAGGCCGCGGTGAACGCTTATCTGAAGGGCGCGTGCTCCGTGCTGGGTGGTCCCGGCAACGTCGGGATTTACGGCGGCTACTGGCCCATCATGCGCGCGCTGAACGCCGGGGTCTGCGCCTACGCCTGGCAGACCGAAGCCTGGAGCGGCGGCAACGTCGACTCCCGCGTGCGGATCATCCAACGAAACCAGCTCGGCTACAAGGTCATCGGCGGTGTGCAGTGCGACATCAACGAGCAGCACAACGACGACATTGGGCAGTGGCACAATTTCCCGATCACCCCGCCCGCCCCGGCGCCGGTGCCCGATCCCGGCGGGCCGCCCAACTATGGCCTATTGGCCTATGAGCAGCTCGCCGGGCCCCGCGGCATCGACGGCTACGGGCACGGCTGGCCGCAACTGGGCGGCCTCACGATCGTCGATTTCCTCGCTAAATACAAACCGGTGTGGGACGCGCAGCTTAGCGAACTAGGCGCCATCACACCACCGACCCCAACCCCAACCCCCACACCGACGCCAGCACCAACACCGGGCGGCACCACATAGAAAAAGGAGATCCATGGTTATGACCACCCCATCCCCACAGGAATCGCTCAGCCTGCCGTTCGGCAACATCAAAACCGACCTGGCCACCGCGATCGACGCCATCAAAACCATCGACGGATTCGTCAACGGACCCTTCGGCGCCCTGATCCCCAGCTCCATCAAAACCGCGCTGGACGATCTGACCAAGGTGTTGACCATCGCCGAAACCTTCCTGAACATCACCCCGACATGAGCCCGCCCATTGACGAGCCGGGCGCCTGGTCGGTCGCCAATCCCACCCCGGCCCGCCTCTACGGCGACATCTGGCTGTTCGCCGAATCCGTGTTCGTCACCCTGGCGTCGCTGCTCGCCCAGATGCAAGCCCAATCCGGCGGGGCCAGACTGCCCCCGGCCAACATGACCGCCGTCAACAAAGCGTTGGCGGATTTGCAAGCACTAACCCAACAACAATAGATAGGAAGCACTGTTATGGCACTCGTACAAGTAGACCAGACCGACCTCGACACCTTGGCTGCCAGCCTGGAAGCCGTCAAGGCGGCGATCGCGACCGAGATCGCGAACCTGCAGGCCGCCAACCCGCCGCTGCCGGCCGGGTCGCTCGACGGGCTGAACACCGCCCTGTCCGATCTGCAGGGTTTGCAAGCCCCGCCGGCCACCCCGCCCGCCGGCCCGTAGGGCACACGGCGTTGAACGTGCGCCGCCGCCGAATTCTCCCCGGCGGCGGCGCCCCCAACCCCGAGGACACCTGATGCCGCATCCCACCCGATTCGCCGTGCAAAGCTACAAACCCCAAGACCCCCGGCTGGGGCGTGTCGTCGAACACGACGAACGCTCCCGCGACTACCCCTTCACCCTCTCCCAACCTTCGAACACCACCACCGACTGGCCCAGCCACGCCCCGGTCCTCGACCAAGGCCGCATCGGCTCCTGCACCGGCAACGCCATGGCCCAATGCCTCGACTGCGACTTCTTCGCCGGCCACGGCCTAGGCGGCAAATACCTCACCGAAACCGACGCCCTCACCCTCTACTCGATCGCCAGCACGCTGGATCACATGCCCGGCGAATACCCCCCGTCCGACCGCGGCAGCTCAGGGATCGCGGTCGCCAAAGCCGCCGAAAAACTCGGCTACATCACCAGCTACACCCACACCTTCGACTGGCCCCACTTCCAGGCCGCCATCGAAACCCAACCCGTCATCGTCGGCACCCTGTGGACCCAGCAGATGATGACCCCCGTCGGCGGCCTCGTCACCGTCGGCCCGCTCGATGACACCACGGTGATGGGCGGGCACGAATATTTGTGCCGCGGCATCAACTACCAAACCGGGCTGATCACCTTCCGCAACAGTTGGGGCACCGGCTGGGGCGAGGCCGGCGAATTCACCATGACATTCGCCGACTTCGAAATGCTATTGGCCAACCGGGGGGATGTCACGGTGCCCCACACATGATGGGCAAGGACCGCAGCCCCGCCGAACTGGTCGCCATCCTGCTCGCGATCGGCATCTCCACCGCCCTGAACGTGCTGACCATCGCCGCGATCTGGGCGGCGATCCTGCGGATGGAACAGAAGATCCAGCCCTACGGGCTCTCGGAGAACACCACCCAAGTGTTGACCGGCTGGGGTGGCGGCATGATCGGGGTGCTCGGCGCGTTCGTCGGCTACACCTTCAACCAGCACACCCGTAAACCCCCGCCCCCAGAAGAGCCCCCGCCACCCGCAGAACAACCGGGCCAGCCGTGACCGCTGCCCCCGGCGTGAGGGTGCGCGCCGTCGTGGCGGCCTCCAGTGTCGCGGCGGCGGCGATGATCCTTCTGCTGGCTACCGCCCCGCCGGCCAAGGCCATCTGCGAATACCCCAGCGTCGGGGTCGCCGTCAATGTCGGGGGAATCAGCGGCTTCTTCTGTGACTTTCCCACGGAAATCAACGGATCACATATGCACTGTCAAGCCGGCGGGATAGCCCTGGGATTGGGTGGTGTCTTCACAACTCTTGGCAACGGCGGCAATGCCGGTGGGGTGGTCGCCGGGCAGGGCATCAACGGCGCGAGCTGCAACTGGCGCTGCCCTGATGGCACCGACGCCCCGGCACCGAACCCTCCTGGGATGTGGAGGGAATATCTGGTGCCGATGAACACCACGAACTTCTGTCGGGATCACATGACACCCAACGGGTTTTGGAGCGACCCGGTGCTGCCCACAGAGGGAATCCCGCCGGCGGGGGAGCAACAACCGCAATCGGCACCACATCCGCTTCCGCACGGCCCCCCCGCCGAAGAGCAGCCTGGGCCTAGTCAGATACCGGGCCCGCTGGCCAGCGCCGCTGGCGGCCCCTGAGCCGATAATCGAAATCCGTGAAGTCTCGGTTGTTCTAGTCCGTAACAGGAACCCACCACAGTCCCGGCTGGTCTGGTAGGCGCTCACGCCTGACTAGAACGCCGCCGCTGTGGGAGCGGTATCGAACCGCTTCCTCCAAACTGTCGAACTCCTGAATCCATTCAGACCCATTAGGATGGGGCTGCTTGAGTGCGTACGCGCTCATCTGTGTATCTCACTTTCGAGGTCTCGGTGGTGTCAGTCCGTAACAGAACTCTGTCGCTGCTGCTCGTGGTATGCGTTGTGCCGCATCCCGCGCCGGATTTCCGATATCTCGGCGCAGAGCAACTCAATACTCCGCTGCGCCTGCTCGATGCTCCATTCCCGGTTGACCACCAAACTATGGCATAGCGGGCAGTCTTCGTGCGGCAACGGCAGGTCGTGCGGATGGACCCAAAGGTCGTCGTCGTGCTCATCGCACATTTTGCACAGTTCATCGCGATGTTTGCGACACACTTCAGCAGTCACGGGTGCCCCAATCTCTGCGTATTTTTGTCACTTTCGAGGTTTCGGTGGTTTCCACGCAGCCGATAACCGCTCATTCTCCTACCGATATACCTACGGAGCGTTAACCCAGTTCGGGGCAGTACACCGCGACCGCATCGTCGATGTACGCGCGCACATGAGCCGGATCCAGCTTGAGGACATGACCATTGACCCGCTCCACCTCGATCCGCGCCGCCAGCGCCGCCGGGCTCAGCCCGTTACGGGTCAGATCGCCGCACACATTGTGGGCGTCGGTTTCCTCTGTCCCATCGGGCAGCCCAGCGTTCAGGGTGATGCCGTCGCGGCGCAGCATGCCGCGGAAGTCGCCTTCCTGGGTGCGGTGACCGGCGGTGACGGTGGGCGCCACAAACGGCCCCAGGCCCGGCGGCGCCGGCGCCGGGCTGGCCGACACCGACG